CTAGCGGAAACAAAGTCAGCAATACCCAATAGTGCGGCTACTTTAACAGCAGTAGTATAACTGCCTACGCCACCATCATAATTTACAACACTAAGAGAAATGTCGGATGGGGTTACTATCTTTACCATGTTTATTACTCCTATTACTTATTTATTACTTTATCGCATTACCAACTGTATTTACAGCCTTTCTAATATCTTCTAGAGTATTTAGTAGATTTCTGCCAATCATTGTTTCTAGGTTAGGATTAATTCTCTTATCACCTAATGGTGTTATACCATATTGTGTGCTTCCTTTACCGTAATTAATTGACCTCTTTGTTAATTGTGGTCTAACATCACCTACTACATTGTATTCTGTTTCTATCATTATTTTACCATATGGGCTTAATTGTCCTTCCATGTTTAATAAATTAGCCTCAATTTCAACTGTTAGTTTTCCAAATTTAGTTACATCGCTAAGAGCAGTTCCAGAAAATGCTTCAGCAATCGCCTTCATAATTTCATTATAATGCTTCCCATCCCCATATATGTCCTGCATAACCTTTTGTGTTTCTTCTATATTTATTTTTGGTAATAGTGCCTTAATTGAAGATACAACAGCGGGGGTTAGATTTTGATAATCATATCTTTTTAGTGAATTAGCGACTTCTCTTGTGATGCCCAATTTATTAGTATCAGACTCAACCATTCCGTCAATCATATCAAAAACTTCTTCATTTGAAGGAGGTTCTACATAATCAGGACTTCTCAATTCTTTCATAATTATTGTTTCCATAACATTTTCAAACAAGGCATAGACTTCAGGTAAATCGTTATCTTGTGCCAACATTTCTCTTCTAGTTTTTTTAGCCGCCTCCAAATCTTTACCAGAAAGTTCTTCATAACTTCCCGTTGCAGATTCATAGACCTTTTCCATTTCAGTCAATTTGGAGTTCATATCATAGAGAAGTTCGCTCAGGCTATCGCTAATATCTTCTAAATTTTCGTCAAAAGCATACTTTTTCATCTTAGGGATAAATTGATTCTCGTCTTCCAAAACGTCATCTATTTCGTTCAAAAATTCAATAACAGGTTCATATTTATCTTCAACATCACTTGGAGATAAAACCAAACCTTGATAATTTTCAATATCAACATTAAAAGCACTTAGCATTTCCTCAGACAATTCTTGGGTTTGTTCATCAGTAGCATCTAAAACTCTTTGTTCTTCAAATTGTTCTAGTTCTGAAATTACATCATCTACGGTTAGTGCTTTAATCAAACCATATAATTTATACATATTGAGATGAACATTGTTTGCGTTTAGTCTAGAAAACATAGTCTTCATTTGCTTTCTAAAATCTTCATCAGTATTTTTAATTATTTCTTCAAATCTTGCCCTTGAACCTCTAGAATCATCCCGTATCTTTTTACCTTCTTTGCCCAAATTAATTGTCTTTCTATCCTTTAGAACCTGCTTTCTTCTTCCAGCAGTTCTAATAACAGATTCGCCAAACTTAACCGTATAGGGTTTAAAATCGGGTATTTCAATTTTTACTTTCTTTGAAAAATCCATTTCAGGAATTTTATCTTTAAGGTATTGTGTAAGGTCCATCTCATTGAGATAGACAGACTCCATAGTTTGAGCCGCACCCATTTCTTCCATTTTTGCAGGTGTAACCATTTCCCTTTCAGTAGCCGTTTCTACAATTTGTTCTATACTTTGGTCAAATTCTGATTGCATTTGTCTAAATTCAGGAACACTATCAAACCAATTCTTTCTAATGTAGTTAGCATATCCTTCAATGGCATTGTTCATCAAATTCTTAGCCTTTCTTTTAAAGGCAGGACCGTATGTGGTATTAGCACTAACTTCAACCAAAATTCTTATCAATTCGTTAAATTCTTCATCATCTAATTCATTTAAATCTAAAACGAATTGTGAACCATCGTTACCTTCAAACATTTCACTATCTGAAACTTGTCTTAGTAAAACCTTAGCCTCATTTTCAGTAAAACTTAAAGAATCTACGGTTCTATAAGTGTTAGGACTTTGACCATATTCAAATTCAAAATCTTGACTAAATATACCACTAATGTAACTATCAATTGCGTTAGAAACAAGCAACTCCATACCGACAACCATAGCCTCGATATTTACTTTTTCGTTCTCCTTAATATACTCACTAATTTTATTTGCTAATTCACCGCCCAACAGTTCTCCACTAGCACCCTTTACCTGTTTTTTAGCAAAGGTAATAGGCAACAATTGTCCGAAGTATTCTTGAAAGTCTTCATCGTACACATCAAAAAATGTAATAAAATCTAAATTAGTTTTTTTCTCATCTAACAAATCGCCAACCTTAAAGGCCATAATTTTATCATAAGAGGCCGACTCAACCTTAAACGGTTCACCATCAATCTCTTTCATTGTGAAGACCATTTTATCATGTTCTTCTGCAAAGTCTAAATGCTTCTGTAAATTAGAAACTGAATCTTCATCAAAATATTCCTGTATAAAAGATACAAGAGATTGGTCTTTTAGTTTTTCTAAGGCATTTGTGTTAATAGAATCAAATTCGGCATCATCATAACCACCCACTCGATGATTTCTGGTCAAAAATGTAACCATGTTTTTTAATTTAAATGGCGTTAGAGCATTATCAATTTTAGTCTTCAAACTCTTATTGACCTTAGAAGCCTTATACATAACGTATGCTACAATGGCTTCTTCTGAAAAACCCGCATTCCAATCCTTTCTAGTAATAATGTCTCCACTACCACCTTTAAGGTCATCGGGCTTAATGTAACCAAATTCTGGTATCGTTGTCATTCTTTAGCCCCCTAATTAGTAAGGGCAAAGATTTCAAGTGTGGTAAAGTTATCAGCAATAATCTTAATACCATTTCTGCAAATAACGTCAAGACCTCTAATTACATCGGAGGTATCTGCGGCAATATTGAATTTAGCAATTCGATTTGTTACGTCAATAAAGGTCAATATACCATCACCACTTCCACGATTACCCCCTGTTGTGGATACACTTAATTCAAATGTATTAGCATCTGTAATTGAGGCAATTGTAGCACCATTGGGAATACCTGTTCCTGTTACAAACATACCTACTGCCAATACCGAAGTATCAGCAAGTTGTATTGTTGGGTCGTTGTTAAAATCACACGGGAATTGAGCATCAGCAACCGTATTATCGAATACGTTAATTACTGAGGCTGTTCCACCGTTAAAGTAAATTATTCCGTCAAATTTTCCACCCGTAGTAGATAGAATTGTGTTCGCTGTTATTTCTGTTGAATTCATAGGCATATTATCATCTCCTTAGTTATACGCAAAGATAGGTAAGTAATAAAACTTACTCTTCTTCACTAAATAGACCAACAAGGTCAGACTTGTTTTGTGACAATTTAAATGGAATACCTAGAGAGCGCAAATGTGCTTGCAATTCTCTCTTTGTCATACTATCTAAGTCGGGTAGTGGAGAGGCTGTATCATCGGAAACTTCCTCAACAACCTCTTCCACTTCCTCCACAATTTCATCCAAAATAGTGAAATTGTTTCTTAGAAAAATACCACGCAACTCTTCATCAGCGTCAAACTCTTGATTACCGAGATATGACTTGCCGAGAACAATTTTCGTTCCACCCGTAGTATTTTTTACTCTCAATTAATCACCTCAGAGTTGTCCCAAAAGTCTTACTCTAACTGTTCCACAATCGTTTGTAGGATGTGCGGTAGATACTGAATTTCTCTTACGGGGGCGCAAAACCAAATTATCCGCCTTAAAAGAGTTTCCGTCAGTTCCCAATTCAACAGTCCAATGGATGTCCATATCTTCTTGACCCAAAATAAATACCTGTGAAACGCTACTTAGTCCAAATTCAGAATAAGGGATAACAGCGTTTGTCTTACTAAGGGTAATTTCGTCGTTACTTCCGTCAGCACCTATTGTAGTAAAGGTAATCAAATCACCATCAATTGCTGTAATTCTTGAATCAATGTTATTTGCTCCACTTGCTGCGCTACCGATAGTAACCAAATTACCGACAGTTAAACCGCTAATTACAGTTCCGCTTGTTCGTCGGAAGGTGTTTGCCGAAGCGACAAAATCACCTGTCGTTGTTAGTACATCATCAATGTCAGTTACATCAATAATTGCGTCTACATAATATTCATGGCCTTGAACCTTTGGACCTGTAAATCCATGATGGTCGGCTACTAGTGTTACTGTATGTGTCAATTAAATCACCTCATTGTAGGTCAATAATCTTGCCTTGTCCTCTAAAGTAAGTACACATAGTTTCAGCAACAGTTCTGTAAAGTCCTCGATGACCCAACTTTCCGTGTCCGAAAACATCTGCATTAATTCCACCTTCAAAGTATTCAGTAGGTTTTAGTGTGCAAAGGAACAAATGGTCAGTATCTAGAATTAGAATATCTGAAAGTCCTGCACCACCATTCGGCATATCCTTAACTGGGATAATAGGAATGTCGTGATAAGTAGCAACACGGAAACCAACCTCTCGGCCAGAAACGCCCTTAATTCCTGAATGGGAAGGAACAACTTCTGTTCGACCCATGAATCTTTCTTGTGCTTGTAGCAATTCACCCAAAGTCTGAATAGTATCATATCCTGTTAGAATAACCTTAGGGTCTCCGCCTCTTGCCATGAGGTTTCTCAAAGCAGTATTTAGGAGATTAACTGTTAGGTTTCTATCAGTTCCTGAATTGGAATCAACGTAAGCCTCAAGGTATTCTGTTCCCGAACCTGCTCTTGTTTGTCCATACAAATCATTCTTGTTTGCGTAATTTTGCATAGCGTTGGTTTCAGCGTGAGTAGCAATAATCTTATACAAAGATGTAAGAGCATTATCTACACCGCTAAAGCCAGAATGGTCAAGACCCTTTCCTGCTGTTTGTGTCAAATCCTGCAAAACCATTGCATTCATAACTTCTGCGTGAGTAATTCCAACTTCTTCACGGTAGTTAGCAATAAGGTCGCCAATACCGTCATCCATTCCTGCCATCAATTGAGCAATTTCAGAAATCTCAAAAGTATGTGCAACAGTCTTTGGAGTTACAGATAGGGTTGTGTAATCTGGCTTTACGTTAGTAATGCTAGAAAGTGCTTGATTTTCAGGTTGTCCTCCCAAATCATCAGCGTCAGATACTGAGAAAGTATCATCATTACCACCAATAGCACGGGATTTTAGCATTCTCCAACCGCTAGACTTCCACGGCTTCTTAGGAAGCATAGAAAGTGCATTCATTTCACGGTTAATCATTGACCAAACTTTTTGTCCAAATACAATGTTGTAAAGTTCAGTTGTTTGTGCATCTCCAGATGAACCTGTTGAATAGTGTCGTCCTTCAATACCCGAAGTAATGCCTGTTGATTTCAATACGTTGTCGCTTCCTATACCATAGGTCGCTCGCTCCATGTCTCCGATAGTCTTAAAATATCCACTCATGTTTAGTTACCCCCCTTCAAACGGGAAAATTCGTTATGGGCTTCTTCCCATGACATGTTAGCAATGTCGCCAACAGTTACGGTATTAGCCTCTCTTTGTTCTGCCTTTGCAATAACGTCGCTCTCCAAAGATTTCTTTAGTTCGCTTAGTTCGCTAGCAATAGAACCGATTGCGGACTGTGCATCAAACTTAGCCTTTTCAGACTTGGCTTTTTCAACTAGAAGTTCTTCCTTGTAGCGGTTTTCAAATTGTTCTTTGATAACTGCATAGGCTCTCTCTTCTTCCTTTTCGGCTCTAAATGCTTCATATGCTTTTTCGATGTTAGAAGGTGAAAGGTCAAGAGTTGAGATTTCCTCAGATTTCTTGTCCATATCATAATCACCTGCTTCATAGTCTTCTGTTTCATAGTCTCCCATTTCAACAGTTTTCTCATCATTGTCATAATCAGTCTTTCCTTCTTCATCAACATCCTCCATTCGGATGTCGGCTCCTTCCTCTCGCATACTATCCATAGATTCGATGTCTTTTTCATCTTCTTCCTTTAGGATAGTTTCCTTAAGTTCTGCCATTACTTCATTAAACTCGCTTAGTGCTTTTTCAATTTCGCTCATATTTTTGTCCT